TCGTTGAAGCGTAATAAACGGTGCACTCCCAACTTCACGAAAAACTCCCTTTTTGAGAATTTTTTGAGTCTCAAATATGGGAATAATTGGAAATAGAAAGGAGGGTGACAAAAATTGCCGGGAAGAAAACTCAAACTTGTTGAAACGACAAAAAAACATCTGACAAAAAAAGAAAAGACAACGCGCAAAGCCAAGCAGGACTTAGCTTCAGAGGGATTTACAAAGTTGCAAACATCCGCTCCTAGGCATCTTAATACAGCTGCAAAAGCCGAGTATCGGAGGGTCATTAAGGACATTGTAAATCTTCCTGTTCGCAATTTAGACCGGGCTGCGCTTGAAAATTACTGCACCTGGTATGCGATCTATAAACAAGCTGAAGAACAACTTTCAAAATACGGACCTTACCAGCTAATTGATATCACAAGAGAAGGAAAAGCAATCCTGGATTACAGTAAAAAAAGTCCGATGGTGTCCGTCCTGAGCGATGCGTCTTCCCGGATCTATCAATTCGCGTCTTCCCTCGGTATGACGGTGGACTCTCGGATGAAGATCGTTCCACCGGATAGTGGAAGTAAGAAAGAAGATCCATTTGCAAAGTTTGGAGGCGGACTGAATGGCTGACGCAATTGATTGGTCGTTGCTCTATTGTTCAAAAGTTTTGGCTGGAGAAATTATCGCTTGTACAAAAGTTAAACAAGCCTGTCAGCGTAATCTAGATGACTTAAATCGTGTCGGTGATGAAGATTTTCCCTATATTTATGACATTGAACGAGCGAACTGGGCTCTTGATTATATGGAAATGTTGCCGGATGTGAAGACCGGTCGACCGAATCAGCTGGCACTATTTCAGAAGTTCATCATCGGAATGCTCTACGGATGGCGAGAAAAGGATAAGAACGTTCGACGGTTCCACAAGGCATATGTCAGTATGTCTCGAAAGAATGGGAAAACGATCCTTGCAGCAGGGCCAGCTTCTTACGAGTTTCTTTTTGGTGATAATCCGGAATATAGTCGACAGATTTATTGCACAGCCAACAGTAAGGATCAGGCGAAAATTGCTTTTGACATGGTCGTTAAACAGTTGAATAAAGTAAGTGCACTATCTCCTGCCGTCAACAAGCGTGTTCATAAAGTAAACGAAAAGCTGACGGATGAACAGTCATATAGTGTTTTACGCCCGCTTTCTAGGGACACAGGGAGTATTGACGGGTTTGAGCCTCTTGTTGGTCTTCTCGACGAGTACCATGCCAGTAAGACCACTTATATGATGGAAGTCCTTGAATCTGGTCAGGTATTGCTAGAAAATGCGCTGACCTTAATCATTTCCACGGCTGGATTTGACCTGAATGCGCCGATGTACACGATTGAGTATCCCTATATCACGAAGTTGCTTGACCCGAACGAGCCAGATGCTCATGACGATAATTATTTCGTTTTTTGCGCTGAGCAGGATGACGAAAAAGAAGTCAACGATCCGGAGTTGTGGATCAAGTCGAATCCGTTGATGGAAATACCGGCTATGCATGATCTGCTGATTAAGAACATCGGCAAAAAGCTTCGGGAGGCTGTAGCGAAGGATGACGTGAACCCGACGCTGACCAAGAACTTTAACATGTGGCGTGCCTCTAGCGGTGCGAGCTATATCAACGAGGCTGACTGGCGAGAAACAGAAGCGGAGGTCAGCATACAGGGCTGTGAGGCTTACCTTGGCGTTGATTTATCCCGTGTGGATGATTTGTCAGCCGTATCAAGTATTTTTCCAGTTGGTGATGATAAATTTCATAGCGATTCGCATTCTTTTGTTGCAACCAAGGGCGGTATTGAAGGCAAAATGAAGCGCGATAATATTGATTATAAGAAGCTTGAAAGGCTCGGATATTGTAGTATTTCAAAGCTGCAAACCGGTGTGATTGACTTGAACCAGGTCATTGATTACATCATTGATTTTATTGATCAAAATGAGCTGATTCTTAAAGCCGTTTGCTATGATCCCTACAATTCGCAGATGTTTCTAGCGGAAATTGAGCACCGTCGATTAAACTGGCCACTATTTGAAGTCCGACAGGGGTTAAGAACGCTGAATGATCCTACCAAGGATTACAGGCTGCAAGTATTTGATCGGAAAATGACTCACGCAAAGAATCCACTACTGGATATTGCGGTTCATAATGCCGTTGTCCATCAAGAAAACGATACAATCATGATTAATAAAAAGTTGAACCGGGAAAAAATTGATCCGATTGTGGCGATGATGGATGCCCACACAGAGGCAATGTACCACTATAAAACGGGAGAAGTTGACCCATTTATGAAATTTTTCTGAGGTGAAAAGGATGAATGACGGACTAAAGAAATTAATTGGCGATTTTGTTGTCTTGAAAAAATTTATAACTGTTTACTTTCCGACCATCCTTCTATTGGCCGGATTTTTTACAGCCGAAATTGGATTCTTCCATATTAGTTACTTGTGGGGCATTTTTTCAGTCAGTGGAGGCTTTATCTTGACTGCTTGCCTGATTGAATATGGTCGCTCAACAAGGAGGTGATGACTATTGGCTTTTTTTCAACGTGCAGCGCCAGAAAGACGTAGCGATTCGCCGCTGGGCGATACGGCATGGCTGAATCCGATTGAGAATTTAATCACGGATCAGGGCAATTATGGACCATACCGAGGCATCTGGGCACTAAGGAACAGCGATATTTTTACGGCGGTTCGCTCGATTGCCGGGGATATTGCATCATGCCCTGTCAATGTGTTGCGGGACAACGTGATTGACCCGAAAAACAACCTGTCATATCTGATTAATCAGCGGCCCAATCAGTATTATAGCGGCTATGCGCTAAAGTTTATCATTGTCGCGAACATGCTACTGAACAAAGAATCGTTTGTCGAGGTGGTCTCGGATAAAAACGGGCAGCCTGTGGCTCTCTATTTCTTGAAAAACAGCAGCACGTCGGTTCTGCAGCATGGTGCTCAACTCATTTATCATACCTATAACGAACTTACAGGGGAATTGCTTGAGCTTCCGGCATCAAGCGTCTGGCACTTTAAAATGATGACCGTTGACGGTATCAATGGTGTTGGCCCGCTGTGGGCGCTTGCGATGGAACTAGCGACACAGGACGGCAGTAAAAATTTCGTCAAGAATTTCTTTGATCAAGGAGCAGCTCTTGGCGGTATTCTAAAAATGAACAGCGCACGACTTGATGAAAAACAGCTTGAAGCAAAAGGAACGCAGTTTAGCAAAGCTTATGCTGGAGCGGTTAATTCGGGAAAGATTGCGGCCATTGACTCGACAATGGATTTCACTCAACTTCAAATTAATTCAGACATCCTGAACTTTTTGAATGCCAATACCTTTACAACGAAGCAGGTGGCGAAGGCTTTTGGGTTGCCATTGTCCAGGATGGGACTAGAAACAACGAACACAAGCACAGACCAGGAGAATCTCTGGTATCTGCAAAATACACTTGGACCCTATCTCAATGCCATGGCAGGGGAAATGTCCTTTAAGTCGGCTCCTGCAGCTACAAGTATCCAGTTCAATACAGATAGCATCCGAGACATCGACCCGGACAAGAAGCTGAATCGCATTGTGAAGATGGTTCAGAACAGCATGGAGACCCCAAATCAAGGGCGTAGGGAGTTTGGAATGGCACCAGATCCGGATCCTGCTGCTGACCAGCTGATTGCATCGCTCAACTATACAACGTTATCAACATTAAGTGAGTTGCAACTTATGAAAGCAAAATCGAAGGGGGGTGGTAGTAATGGACAAGAAGGTCAAGAAGGAAGTCAGAGTTCTACGAACGGAAATCAAGCTCCGTGATGGCACGGAAGGAGGTGATCTCCCACATCTCGTCGGGTACGCTCTTAAATTTAACAGAGATTCCGATGTATTAGGTTTTTTCGTTCCGTTTATTGAGCGGATCGATCCGCGTGCGCTGGATAATACCGATATGAGCAATGTCGTTGCGACGTTCAACCATGATCCCAACATGCCTCTTGCTCGAAACACAGTTAGCTCGGGACCTGGTAGTTTATCGTTAAATGTGGATGATATCGGGTTGAAATTCGATCTTATTCCCACGGACACGAGTTTCTCACGTGACCTGATTGCAAACATGCAGGCGGGTGTTGTGAATCAATGCAGTTTCGCCTTTACCGTTCCTGACAACGAAGACGCTGAGACGATTGAGTATGATGATCAAAACGGGATGTATACGCGAACAATCAACCAAATTGATAAGCTCTATGATGTCTCGGTTGTCACGGAACCTGCTTATCCTGATACAGAAGCCGTTGTTAGTTCGCGAGGGCTGAAACGAGTTTACAGCCGTAGGAAAGAAAAAATATTGCTTGAACTTGATTTACTCAAAATGAAAGAGGGTGATTAAATGAGCGATATTATCGTAACCCAGGATCAAGTAAACAGTATTTTTGAACAATCTGAAATTAAAATTCAAACGTTGTTTGACAAAACAACCGTTGTAGCAGCAAAGTTGCCTAATGGTTTTGTAATCGTCGAATCGACCGGGTGCGTTGATCCGGAAAATTACAATGAAAAGATTGGTTCAGATATTTGTTTTGAACGAATCAAAGATAAGATTTGGGAACTTGAAGGATACAATCTTCAATACACACTAAGCGCCAAATGAGCGCTATTTTTTATGGCCATAAGGAGGCAAACAAATGAATTTAGCAGAAATGATCGCTGATGCGGTAACGAAAATCGAAGAAAAACGTACGGCCTTCAACCAATTTGTATCGGACGCGAAGGTGAAAGCCGAAGCAGATGACCTGACCGGCGCAAAAGAATTTAAGTCTAAGGCGGAAGGCGTCAAAAAGGAACTGGAAGACCTTGAGAAACGGAAGAAAGAATTAGATGAACTGGCTAAGTTGGATCCGATTGCGGCACCGGCCGGAGAACAGCGTAAGCTTCCAGGAGACATTATGAACACGAACGACCAGGAAGAACAGGAAAAACGGGAACAAGAACAGTTCCAAAAATCATACAAGCCTGCATTCCTGCGTATGCTTCGTGGTGGCATGGCGGCGCTTGATGCAGATCAACGTTCCCTGATTCAGGAAGGGCATATTAAAAGTGAAAAACGTGACTTCACAGGAATCAGCGGCCTGACTGGTGGAGACGGCGGCTATACAATTCCGCAAGACATCTCGACAGCAATTAACACACTTGTTCAAACACTCAATCCGCTGCAACCGCTGATTAATACGCAAAACGTACAAACAAGAACGGGCACTCGTGTGATCGAACAGCGCGCAACGTTTACACCATTTGCCAACGTAGCCGAAGCAGGAACAATTGCTGCTACGGATAAACCAACGCTGGAGCAA